TCTTCCGATCTGTAGTGTTAGAGAGTTTGGTTAAAAAGACGGATGATACATCAGAAAGGCTCACTAACCTAGAAAAGATACCGACTGAAAAATGGAATAGTCTTAATAAGCTCATTTTAACAGGTGTGGTCAGTGCCATTATAGGCGCTATTATGCAAGCTATATTATCTAATATCTAAGGAGGTATAAAAATGGATATTACACAGTTACTATCATTTATCAATATTGTTATTTTAGGTATCTGTCTTTGTGTTGGCTATGCTATTAAACACTGGATACCGTCAGACAAGGTTAATAAGTATATTCCTACTATCATGGCTGTTTTAGGCGTGATACTAGCTATCTGGAGCTATGGAGCTTTTACACCAGATATTTTACTTATTGGTCTTATTAGTGGTTTAGCCTCTACTGGATTATATGAGGCATTTAGAAACCTCATTGAAAAGGAGGGATAATATGGATATTAGTACAAAGTGTATCGCACTTATAAAGAAGTTTGAGGGCTGTAGGCTAAAGGCTTATAAGGATTCTGTAGGCGTCCTTACTATCGGCTATGGTCTTACAAACGCTTGTAAGTCTATCACAGGACTTACTATTAAATCTACCACGACAATTACACAGGCACAGGCTGAGTATTACCTTAAACAGGTGTTACAGGCTAAATACGTGCCACTTGTTATGAAATACAATAGCAAGTATAACTGGAACCAGAACCAGCTAGACGCCTTAGTATCTTTTGCTTATAATATCGGTTCTATTGACGGTCTTACAGCTAAGGGCACACGCTCTGTATCTCAGATAAGCGCTAAAATCACAGCTTATAACAAGGCTGGCGGTAAGGTTTTAGCTGGCCTTACAAATAGACGTAAGGCAGAAAAAGAGCTGTTTGATACACCAGTAGCCACAACTACTGTATCTGGTAATTATGTAAACGCTGGAGTAAATTACGCTCCAGTATTTGACCCTACTTACTATGCTAATAAGTATAGTGATTTAAAAGCGGTCTATGGTTATAACGCTAGTCAGCTTTTCGCTCATTTCATCAACTATGGTATGAAAGAGGGTAGACAGGCTATAGCTACATTTAATGTTAATGTATATCGAGCTAGATATACAGATTTACAGGACGCTTTCGGTACTAACCTACCAGCGTACTATAGACATTACTGTACTAATGGTATCTCTGAGGGTCGTAAGGCCGTCTAGATATATTGATTTTTCACCCCATAATCTTACACTCTTACTGGTCGCAAGTAAGAGTGTATTTTTATGTTTTAAAAACAATAATGTCCAACACACGTCCGGTAAAAAGGCTATAAATGGCGTAAATGCAACATAGTTAGTATGACTTTTAATCAGGTTGTCGGGAGTTCGAGCCTCCTCAGCCTCAGCAATGAAAATAGCGGAAAATCAAGCGTTTGCAAGGTTTTCCGCTATTTCTTTTTAAGTACATATTAGTACATCTGTACGGTTTTTTATGTCCAATTGCGTCCAATTTTGAGGGTTATAAAAACATAATGTCCAATTTGCGTCCAACAAAATGAGTCCAATTAGAACACGTCCAGTACGCCTGTTATATCCTCTTTTTCCTCTATGATGTGAGAGTACACGTCCAGTACCATTTTCTCTGTATCACCCATGAGTTTAGCTATCTTTTTAGTAGATATCATAGGCACTTGATAACATAGCTCAGTACAGTAGTTGTGTCTAAAGATATGTGGCGTGAGTCCTACTATTGGAGGCTCACCTCTGTCCTTTTTGTATGGATTGTAACCCATGGCCTTGTTGAGTGATGTTATAATGGATTCCCACATTCTCCTAAAGGCGTCGTAGGTGATGATAGAGGCGGTCTGTCCGTGGAATATATAAGATTCTCCACTACTCTCTATAAAATTCCTGTATCGGCTTATAAACGCCTCTGGTAAAGGTATCTCTCTAAGTCCGTTATCTGTTTTTGGATATGGTTTCTCTTTTGGCTTATTTTTGATAAAGACAATAACCTTGCTTATAGATACTGTTTTGTTATCCCAGTTAAAGTCCGCTGGTGTAAGTGCCAGCGCCTCACTACGTCTAACACCTAGATAGTACAGGACACCTATCAAACAATCTTTCATAGGTGATAAGTCAGATACAGTCTTTATAGCCTCTTTTTCTATGAGTGTTAAAGGACGTTTAGGCTTTTTTCTGTAGTCTGGTAGTGAAATATCTGTTATTACATCCTCATAGGCTGACTTAGTGATGATATGCTCAATAGAGGCGTATCTCACAATCTGTTTAAATGTTATGTATATTTGTTCACAAGTCCTAGGGTGTTCTAAGTGATTGTTAATAGCTTGTTGAAAATGATAGTGTTGTACGTCCGCTATTCTGGTATCGTCTAAAAATTCTAGTTTACGGATTGTACGCTCATACATCTCCTGTGTGTTTTCTGATCTAGTAGCTTTAGCAATAGATAGCCAGTACTGGGCGTACTCGTAAATAGACATTGTACTAGGAGTAGTAACCTCCTGTTTATCACGCTTGCGTCTAAACTCCTCTACTTTACGCTCTAAGTCAGCTGAGGACTTAGTGGAGCTGATATATTTTCTATGTTTAGTGCCGTCTGGGTTATATGTTCCGTCCCAGATTTTAGCCTCATAGCGTCCATGTTTGTTTTTCTTATACTTTGCTACAGCCATAATAAAACTCCTTGTAAAACTGTATATAAATCTTTATAATATCTCTTGCCTTGCTACATAAGAGAGAGGATAACTTATGATTCTAATTTCTCTAATATGCCAGATATCACAGGCGGTAGTATCTTTATTACGTTTCGTCTATGAAGTATGGCGAGACAACAAGGATGAGGATTAACCTCTAGGCTTTAAAAATGCGGATACTATAAGTAATCGTAGTTTTTAAGCTATAAAACGGTCTAGTCAACCGGAAAAACTTACTTATGTAGCCATAGCTGAGGCGCTATAGAGCTTATAGCGTCCGTGTTAAGCGTGTTGACAAAACGTACATATACGTTATAATTAAATCAATTAGAGAAATTAATAAGTATCCTAACAGTCTGACTAACTGTTAAAGAGAAACAAGGAGAGCGTCTAGTAATAGGCGTTCTCTTTGTTTATATAAATATTTTTAACGCCTAAAACACCCTCAAAAATGTGTTAAAAGGGTATCTGGATAGTGTTTTAAGCTGTTTTTAGGGCTGTTTTGAGCGTTATTTCAATTTGCTGTTTTTGGTTAATTAAAAGGTAACTCCTCATCAAGATACCAACCAGAATTAGCATTAGTTTCGATATCTTGTGGGCTAATTTCGTCTTGCCATGTTGATAAAATATTTTCGTTAAAGAATGTAGAAAACGAACCACACACAGGACAATGTCTGGCGTTAGAAGGTAAAATTGCTTGGCAATTAATATCACTACATACATTAACTAAATGTGTTCCACATATTTGACAATATTCACCCTCAATATCTGTATCCTCATTAGTGCAAATAGGACATTGCTTTAGTTTATTATTGTCATAAGTGGGTAATTTAAAATAATTCATTGTTTTTTCTGAACTCCAATTTAATTTATTTCCACAAAAAATACAGTATTTGCCATACCGTTGAATGTAAACATGATTGCAAACAGGACATTTTCTATTAAATGAATAATTATAAAACCAGTAGAAAATATCTGTGTCGTAAGAATCCATTATAGTGTTATGAGAGTACCAGTATAGATATTCTCTATAGCGTCTGACGGACGCTAAACTAGATATTTTGCAAATTAATTCTATATGTTTAGGTTTAGTAATAGCAAAATTACAAAGACAGGCGTGTGGTACTAATATTAGCTGAGCAAAATAGTCAGCCTCCTCCTCATAGTAATTATATTCATCATTAGATAAACCATTACGGCTTAAACGAGTTTTATCATTAGAATGATGTTTTAGAACAATATGACCTAGTTCGTGTGCTAAAGACCAGCGGTAGCGATTAGTAGTGATTAATTTTTGATCTAAATCATTATAGTAAATTACACCGCCCTGTAGTTTTACGGAATAGTCTGAACATCCGTCAGTACTCCCAAAATATAGTTCAACTTCATGTCTTGATAAATTAAAATCATGAGCAACAACCGAGTAAGGAACGATATTTAAATGTGGAATACTAAATATAACTTTTTCAATCGGAATGGGTAAAAAATTTATATTTGCTGTTTGTAAACATCTAAATACTATTGTTTTAATTTCTGATTTTCGTTCGGCATTCATATAAAATATTTCTCAAAAGATAGCTCTAGCAATTTCATCATTTTTTCTTTTTCCTCATCAGACATATTAGTTCTGGCACGTTCAATACGGCGTAAACCTAAATCTATATCTTCTTTATGTTCTTCTACTAAATCAGATTTAGAAATTTGTAGGTAGTTAGCTATCATTTCAATTTTATCAATACGAGGATAAACTTTACCGTGATACCAGTCACTAAAAGTAGTAGGAGCAATATTTAAAGCCTTATATATGTCAGCTGGCGTTTTATTTTTCTCTTTCATTATCTTTTGCAAATTAGTAGAAAATATTTCCTTATTACCTAAACTTGATTCCATAATGTACCTCCTTATATCTTTGATTATACAACCCTATACGGAAAAAACGAAGAAAAAATATAAAAAATTACGAAAAAAGTTATTGACATTGCGACTAAACCGTAATATTATAAGCATTGTGAACGAGATAAACGTAAAGGAGGTGACGAAATGGCTATAACTCTTAAAGCGTCCAGAGTTAATAAGAATTTAACTCTAGAACAGGCGTCAAAAAAATTAGGTGTTTCTAAAGACACCTTAAGTAATTGGGAAAGAGGAAAAACATTTCCGTCCGTAATACAGGTAAAAAAAATAGAGGAGCTATATGGAGTTTCATATAACGACCTTATTTTTTTGCCTAATGATTACGGTAAAACCGAAGTAGAGTAAAAAATATTTACGAAAAGGAGAATAGCAATGAATGAGTTACAAATTTTTGCTGATGATATTCAGATGATATCAGCTAGAGAACTATATGAGAAGTTAGAAGTTAAAACTAAATTTTCAATGTGGTTCGAAAGGGTGCTGGAGTTTGGGTTTGAGCCTAATAAAGACTTTTTCCCAAAAATGGGAAAAACCTCTGAGGTTGGTGGTAGACCTCAAACAGATTACGAAATCACTATCGAAATGGCAAAAGAAATTTGCATGATACAGCGTAGTCCAAAAGGTAAAGAGGTTAGACAGTATCTCATCCAGCTAGAGAGAGCATGGAACACACCAGAGTTAGTAATGGCTAGAGGATTACAAGCCTCACAAAAGTTATTAGCTGAGAGAGAAGAAAGAATTAAGTTGTTAGAGGCTGATAACACCAGAATGAAACCTAAAGAGATTTTTGCTGACGCTGTAGCTACTAGCCATACATCAATCTTAGTAGGAGAGCTGGCTAAGATAATCAAGCAAAACGGTGTAGACATTGGACAGGCTAGGCTCTTTGAGTGGCTACGAAATAACGGCTATCTAATCAAGCGTAAGGGCGTTGACTGGAACATGCCAACACAAAAGAGCATGGAGCTAGGGTTATTTGAAATTAAAGAGGGTAGTATCCAGAACGCTGACGGTTCGGTAAGGATTACAAAGACCTCTAAGGTAACAGGAAAAGGCCAGCAATATTTCATTAATAAGTTTTTGAGTGGCGCCACATGTTAGGAGGTAGCCTATGCAATACAAAAAGAAAATGATGAGCAAGAGTGAGTTGATAGCGGACGGCTGGGGAGAGCGTGAGTTAGAGGCTATCTATAGAGCCAGAGGACAGACAGTGGCTCACCGTTCTGGTAACGCTAGAAATTCAAAAATAATGTTCGATACTGAGGAGCTGGAAAAGTACAGGCTCAGTAGATGTAAAGCTAATAGATAACACTTAAGGGAGGGTGTCATGGAAAATGTCGGATTAGGTATAGGCGCTATGTTCTTTATGTTTGGACTGTTAGCGCTGGATAGTAACCCTAAAATCGGTTTAGTGCTGGCGTTGATAGGAATAGTAATTACATTAGTACTTTCATGTAAGTATCACTATTTCAGTGATCCAGATTTAAGAGATTTTGAAAGGAGGAATAAGCGTAAATGAGTAGGTTCATCAATGATGAGAAAAGGTCTATGTTACACAGGGTTTTAGATAGCGTGATTGATATTAATAACGCTGGACATGATAGCTTTTTCAGTTTTAGCGGACATGTAAAGGATATAGATGTAAAAGTCTACGAAAATCGCTGGGAGGATGATGAGGTAGTTATTAACGAGTCAAGCCTTTATTTAACACAATCAACCTATGAATACTCTGGAGAAGAATCAGTATTAGTCACACCAGAGGAGAGATTAAAGGTTTTGTGTGAACGCTTAGAGGGCTTTAAGGCTGAAATGTAAAAAGAGGAGCTAACAGGGAATACCCTAATTAACTCCACTACAAAAAACACAACTAAATAATACCAAAATTAAGGAGGATTAACAATGGAGGAATTAACCATTAACGTACAGGAAACAGCTGGCTCTATAGCTTTTGAGCTAGATACTTTAAAGGCTAGTTTAAGGGAAATGACAGGAGTCTATAAAGGGCTGGTAGTTACTGAGGACACACTACAGGGTGCTAAGAAAGATTTAGCCATGTTGAGAAAGCTATCTAAGGAGCTGAATGACCGTAAGATAGCTGTTAAAAAATCATTTATGGCGCCTTATGACGCTTTTGAAAAAGAGGTAAAAGAGGCGCTGGCTATCATTGATGAGCCAGTAAAGTTGATTGACTCACAGGTGAAAGAGTTTGAGGCCAGACGCAAAGAGGAACAGAAAGCGCACTGTATAGAGGTATTTAATGAGGCTGTGGGTGAATACGCTGAGTACATCACTTTTGAGAGTGTTTTTAAGGATAGCTGGTTAAATGCTACCGCTAAGGATAAGGACATTGTGGATGATGTACAAACCAGAGTGGTACAGGTTAAAAACGACATCCAGACATTAAAGGCTCTTAATAGTGATATTGAGGCTGACTTGCTGGAGGCTTATAAGACTTACGGTTTAGCCATGGCGGTACAGCGTAACACTGACTACATGAAAGCTAAGCAAAAGATAGCAGAGGACTCTATTAAGGAACAGGCTGAGCTAGAGGCTAGTGAGCCTATAGAGGAACCTGTAGAGGAGCCAGCAGAAGTACCACAGGCTACACCCACAGAGGAAACCAGCTCAAAAAATAATACTTACGTAGATGTGTCTATACCAGTATCGAGCTGGGAGGATGTTAAGAGGTTCTTAGATTTCTCTGAGATTGAATACAAGGTAAATAGTAACTCAATAGTTTTTGCAAAGTTCGAATAGGAGGTATTAGCTGTGGCAATCACAAAGGAAAACATTATAGAGGTCAATAAGAAATTAGAGACCATAGATGTTAAGGGTAAGGCTTATGTACAGGTTAATGAGCGTGTAAAGGCATTTAGGGAGATATGTCCTAGCGGATGTATCAGTACTGAGATTATCTCATTTGAAAATGGTGTAGTAACCATGACAGCAAAGATAACGGATGAAAACGGTATGTTACTTGCTACCGGTACAGCGCAAGAGAAAGAAACCAGCTCATATATCAATAAGACCTCATTTATTGAGAACGCTGAGACCTCAGCTGTAGGTAGAGCTTTAGGGTTTTTAGGAATTGGGGTAGACGGCTCTATGGCAAGTGCTGAGGAGGTGGCTAACGCCATTGTAAACCAGAATAAGGGAACACAGAAAACAGGCCAGACTAAAGAAGAACCTAAGAAAGAGGAGCCTAAGAAGTCTGAGCCTCCAGTAAATGAAGATGTGGACTCTGTATATCTACCTACCGAGGACGGTGTAGTAACACAGGCTCAATGGGATAAAGTAGCCTCTGAAATGGAGCGTACTGGCATTGATGAAAAGGTAATTATTTCAATGTTCTCAAATTGTAAGGAGATTAAAGATTTAACTCAATCACAGGTTATAGCTGTTTTGAATAAATTTTCAAAGACTAAGGACAAACAGTAATGGAAATTAAAGCGAAAATCAAAAACATATACCAGAACTTAATAGACGACTGTACTGAGGTAGTTATCCAGACTGACGACCCTAAGAAACTAAAAGAGCTACTAGGAAAAGAGCTAAGGGTAAAACTCACTAAATGGAGTGAGAAAAGGTCTTTAGACGCTAACGCTTATTTGTGGGTACTGGTAACAGAACTGGCTAAAGTGCTTAAAACCTCCAAAGAGGAAATGTATGAGGTATTACTACAGCGGTATCCAGTATTTGACGACCCAGCCATAGTAATGACGGTTAAAGCGGATGTGGACATGGATAAGATAGGCGGTCACTGGTTTTTCTATAAAGAAAAGGGCGCTTTTAAATCCTATATAAGGATAAAAGGCTCTAGTGAGTATGACACTAAAGAAATGGCTCACTTTCTGGATATGGTAATTGAGGACGCTAAGGCTGAGGGGATAGAAACCCTAACTCCTCAGCAATTATTAGAACTAAAAAGTAAATGGAAACAGGAGGATAAAAAGGATGAATAACGTTAATTTAGTAGGACGCCTTACAAAAGACCCAGAGGTTAGATATGGAGGCCAGAACAATGATAAGGCGGTGGCTCGTTTTTCTGTGGCTTGTGATCGTAGATTTAAGCGTGAGGGGGATGAGGTGACAGCTGATTTTATACCATGTGTAGCTTTCGGTAAGACCGCTGAGTTTATTGAAAAGTATTTCACAAAGGGAATGAAGATAGGACTCAATGGACATATTACTACAGGCTCCTACACAAATAAGGACGGTAACAAGGTTTACACCACGGATGTCACAGCGGATAACGTGGAGTTCGTAGAGAATAAAAAGGATACTGACTCACAGCCAGAATCTCAGCCAGATAATGACGGTTTTATGAATATCCCAGACGATATTGACGAGGATTTACCGTTTTAACTAGGAGGTTAATGAATGATTACAGTAACTGAAAAGTACCAGATAAAGGAGGAAATAATAGATTACTCACTCTGGGAAAGAAACTCAAAAGGAAAGCTGATACATAAAGGCTACTATAAAAACCTGTCAGACGTCGTTAGAGCCATTTTAAAGCGTGAGGCTCACAATTCCTCAATGAATGTTTCAATCGACCTTGAACAGGCGTTAACAAGGTTAGAGGGTATAGAGAAAAGATATACAGAACTTGCTGAGACACTAGCAAAGGAGTTAGAGCATGAAAAAAAGAGGCGCTAGTAAATACCACTCTAAGAAAACAGAGGTTGACGGTATCACGTTTGATAGTCGTAAAGAGGCTAAGAGATATATAGAGCTTAAAGGTCTTATGGAGGACGGTGTAATAACTGGCCTCCAGAGACAAGTAAAATACATCCTCATACCAGCTCAAAAAGAGCCAGACACCCTAGGTAAAAGAGGAGGAATGATTAAGGGTAAGACGCTGGAAAGAGAATGTAGCTATTTAGCTGACTTTGTTTATACGGTCTGTGAGACTGGTGAAACCATTGTAGAGGATACAAAAGGTGTAAAGACTCCAGACTACATAATTAAGCGAAAGTTAATGTTATGGGTTCACAAAATCAGAATTAGG